GACAGCGCGGGCGTGGCTGCGAACGTACTCAACGCCCCCACGACGCTAGCGGTCGGCGGCCATTGCGAGTTCGTCTACCGCAACGTCGTCGCCAAGTGGATCAAGTGCGGCTAATCGGCACCGCAGCTATTGGCGCATATGCAACGGGCGTTTGTTCGCCCGTGTTCCCCGCTGTCCCGACTTCACAAGCGGCATAGGTGGATCGCGCGCGCGCAAATACAACCGCAGCACTCTACTTTGCAAAGGACCCAGAGTGAACCTCGCAGCAATCCGTGAAAAGCGCGCCGCCAAAGTGGCGGAGATGCGCACCCTCCTGGCGAAAGCCGAAACCGAGAAGCGCGCCCTCGCGCAGCCCGAACAGACCGCCTTCGATGCCCTCAAGGCCGAAGTGCAGGACCTGGAAGGGCAGGAGGCCCGCGCGCAGTTCCTGGAGGACGCGGAGCGCCGCACCATGGGCCAGCCGGTCGACCGCAGCGAGCAGGCCCTGCACCTCGCCGTCAACGTGGTGGAAGTGATGCGCGCCCAGATGGAAGGCCGCTCCCTGACCGGCGCCGCCGCGGAGTACCAGGCGGAGACCGAGCGCCGCACCGGCCGCAAGGCCCAGGGCGTGTTCGTGCCCCTGGCCGCTCTGGAAAAGCGCGTGACGACCTCCGGCACCGCGGGCGAGATCGTTCCCACGATGCACCGTGCTGACCAGTACATCGAGCCGTTCCGCAACTCGCTGCTGGCGCGCAAGCTCGGCGTGCGTGTGCTGTCCGGCCTGACCGGCAACGTCTCCATCCCGAAGTTCGGCAGCGGCACGACCACCGGCTGGGTCGCGGAGAACGCCGCCCTCACGCCTTCGGACATGACGTTCGACAGCGTGACCCTGGCGCCGAAGCATGCCGGCGGCATGACCGAGATGTCCCGCCAGCTGCTGCAGCAGTCCAGCCCGGACATCGAACAGCTGGTGCGCGACGACCTCAGCTTCATGCTGGCGAAGGCGATCGACTCCGCGCTCATCAAGGGCGGCGGCACGAACGAGCCCGATGGCGTGATGTCGACCACCGGCATCCAGACCGCGACCCTGACGGCCCTGTCGAACTGGTGGCAGGAGCTGGTGGACATGATGACCCAGGCGGAGATGCAGAACGCGGCGCCCAACGCCTGGCTGACGTCGCCGCATGTGCGCGCCGTCATCGCGAAGCTGCTGGACGGCGACGGGCACCCCCTGAACCTGCTGAAGGACGGCAAGCTCATGGATCTGCCTTTCTTCAGCACGAACCAAGTTCCGCTGAATGCGACCCCGACCCCCGACACCGGCCAACTGATCCTGGGCGACTTCCGGCAAGTGATGCTGGGCATCTGGTCGGAGGTGGACATCCTTGTCAACCCCTACGCCGAGACCGCCTACAGCAAGGGCAACGTGCTGGTGCGCGCCATGTCGACCGTCGACATCGCTGTGCGCCATCCGGAAGCCTTCGTGGTCTCCACCGACATCACCGTCTAAGGAGCTGCGAATGTTGGAGCTTCGCGCAGGCGGCACGCTGACGGCAAAGGGCAAGACCCTGACCGGCTATGCGGCCGTTTTCAACAGCGAGGCTCCGCTTCCGGGCTTCGTAGAAGTGATCCGGGCCGGCGCCTTCGCCAAATCGCTGGCGACGGGCTCCAACATTCGCGCCCTGTGGCACCACCAGACGGACGCGCTGCTCGGGACCACCCGCGGCGGCACGCTCGAACTGCGCGAGGACGCCAAGGGCCTGGCCTTCACCCTCGCACTGCCCGACACCACGCACGGCCGCGACCTCGCCATTCTGGTGGACCGCGGCGACGTGTCGGGCTGCTCCTTCGGGTTCCGCGTTGCTGAAGGCGGCGACCGCTGGGAACAGCGCGGCGGGCAACTGGTGCGCGAGCTGCTGAACGTCGAGCTGCTCGAAGTGACCCTCACGCACGACCCCGCCTACCAGGACACCACCGTCGCCATGCGCTCGCGGCCGATCGTGCAGGGCTTCGTGGATCTGAATCGCGCCTGGCTCGAAACCTGCCAATGAACATCATCACTCGCGTTGCAAGCGCCCTCGGCTTCGAGCGGCGCGTCTCCGGAGGCGATCCCTACTGGAGCAACTACGCAGCCCTGCGCAGCGGCCCGGTGAACCCGACCACGGCCCAAGGCGTCAGCGCCGTGTACGCCTGCGTCAACGCGATCAGCGAGACCACGGCCAGCCTGCCGCTGATCCTGTTCAGGCGCAAGGGAGACGACCGGGAGCGCGCGAGCGACCACCCGCTGTATTCCGTGCTGCACGACCAGGCGAACGAGCAACAGACCGCGCTGGAGTTCCGCGAGTGGATGCAGTCCTGCGTCCTGCTGCGCGGCAACGCCTTCGCCAAGATCATCCGCGGCAACGACGGCCAGGTGCGCGAGCTGCTGCCGCTGTCGCCCGATCGCGTCACCGTGATGCGCGTGGGCTCGAAGCTGGCCTACGACTACACCGACCTGGATGGCGTGGTGCACCGCCTGCTGGCGCATGAGGTGCTGCACCTGCGAGGCCGCGCCGGCGACGATGCCGTCCTGGGCGTGTCGCCCATCGCGGCCGCGCGCAGCGTGATCGGCCTGGCCATCGCGGAAGCGGAGCACGGCACGTCCACCTTTCAGAGCGGCACGCGCCTGTCCGGTGTCCTGAAGTTCCCGAATCGACTTTCGCCGTCTCAGCGCGAGGGCCTGCGCAACTCTTGGCAGTCGCAACACGCAGGAGGCGGGAACAGCGGCAAGACCGCCATCCTGGAGGAAGGCGTCGACTATCAGACTGTCTCCATGACGCTGGAGGACGCGGAATGGATTGCAGCTCGCCAGTTCAGCGTGGAGGAAGTGGCTCGCCTGTTCCGCGTGCCTCCGACCGTGATCGGAGACCTGCGCCACGGCAACTACAGCAACAGCGTGGAGATGGCGCGCCAGTTCGTGACCATGACCCTGCGCCGGCATCTCGTCGCATGGGAGCAGGCCATCAGCAAGCAGCTGCTCACCGAGGCGGGCCGCCGCGTGTACTTCGCAGAGCACCAGGTCGAGGGCCTGCTGCGCGGGGATGCGGTCAATCGGGCCGACTTCTACGAGAAGGGCATCAGGGCCCGATGGCTCCTGCCCAGCGAGGCGCGACGTCTCGAGAACCTGCCCACCATTGAAGGAATTGACGATGCCCAACGCACGCCCCAAGCTGCAGATGCTTAAGCCGCGGCTGCAGGAGCTGCCCCCGCGCATCCCCACGCTGAAGGCGCCCCGCGCCGGCAAGACGCTCAAGGAGAAGCAGGAGGCCAACGGCCGCACGCTTGCCCTGAATGGTGCGACCTGGCGCAAGCTGCGCGCCGCGGTGCTGGCGGAGCAGCCCTTGTGCCCCGAGTGCAAGGACCAGGGCGCGCTGGTACCAGCCACTGAGGTGGACCACCACGACAACGACCCGAGCAACAACGACCGGGACAACCTCGTCGGATTGTGCAAGGCCCACCACTCGCAGAAGACGTCGCGCGAGATGCGCGGCCTGACTGCTCGCCCCTATGGGTGCGACACCGATGGCATCCCGCTGGACCCGGACCACCCCTGGCGCCGGACGGTCGAGGAGCTCAAGAAATCGCCACGAACCACGGCGCACGAACCGCCCGGTTCCTCTCGCGTCACCGCAAACCGCAAAGAATGACCAAGAAACTCGGCCCCCGCCGCAAGCGATCCGACAGCGCCGCCGCCGCGGTGGCCGCTGCGCAGGCCGTCGCCCTGGGGCCGATCGCGCCCCCGCCGCATGTCACCCTGCGCCCTGGCGATTCGCCCTTCTGGAATGCAATCGTAACGGCCCGCGCGCGCGACACTTGGACCGACACCGACCTGACGACCGCTGCGAACCTCGCGCGCACGCAGGCCGACATCGAGATCCTGCAGGCCAAGCTGGACGCCGAGGGCTACGTGCTCGCCGGCAAGGCGAACCCGGTGGCTGCGCTGGTGGAGACCTTGAGCCGGCGGGCCGTCGCCCTGTCGCGGGTGCTGCATGTGCATGCTCAGGCCACGGTGGGCCGTAGCGAGGACGCCGCCAAGGCGCTGGAGAACGAGCGCAAGGCCGCGGCCGACCATGACCCGCTGATCCCGACCCTGCGCGTGGTGGGCCGATGACGCGCGGCGAAGCGGTCATTGCGTTCATCGAGCGGTACTGTCCGACCCCAGACGGTGCCTACGTGGGCAGGCCGATCAAGCTGGAGCCCTTCCAGCGCCGCTTCATCCTCGCTGTCTACGACAACCCCGCCGGCACCCGGCGCGCCCTGTGCTCGCTGGCCCGCAAGAACGGAAAAACCGCGCTGATCGCCGGCCTGCTGCTCGCGCACCTCGTCGGCCCCGAGGCGAAGCTGAATAGCCAGCTTGTCAGCGGCGCCATGTCACGCGACCAGGCCGCGCTGGTGTTCAACCTCGCCAGCAAGATGGTGCAGCTGTCGCCCACGCTCGCCGGCATCGTGCGAATCGTGCCGAGCGGAAAGCGCCTGCTGGGCCTGCCGCTGAACACCGAGTACAAGGCCCTGGCCGCGGACGGCAAGACCGCCCACGGCCTGTCTCCGGTGCTGGCAATCCTGGACGAGGTGGGGCAGGTCCGCGGGCCGCAGTCTGATTTCGTGGACGCGATCACCACCAGCCAAGGCGCGCACGACGCGCCGCTGCTCATCGCGATCAGCACGCAGGCGGCCAGCGATGCCGACCTGTTCAGCATCTGGCTGGATGACGCGCAGGCGAGCGGCGACCCGCGCATCGTGTGTCACCTGTACGCCGCCCCGGAAGGCTGCGACTTGATGGACGCCGCCGGCTGGAAGGCCGCCAACCCGGCGATGGGCCTGTTCCGCAGCGAGGACGACCTGCGCGAGCAGATGCTGCAGGCGCAGCGCATGCCGAGCATGGAGAACAGCGCGCGGAACCTGCTGCTGAATCAGCGGGTGTCGACGGAAAGCCCGTTTGTGTCGCCGGACGTGTGGAAGTCATGCGGCGCGGCTCCGCTTCCCTTCGAGGGCACCGTCTACTGCGGCCTGGACCTGTCCGCGCGCACCGACCTCACCGCGCTGGTGATGGTGGGTCTGGTGGATGACGTCTGGCAGGTAGTCCCGCACTTCTGGACGCCCGAGCAGGGCCTGCAGGAGCGCGCGCGCCGCGATCGGGCGCCCTACGACGTCTGGGCTCGCCAGGGCCTGCTGCACACCACTCCCGGCGCCACCGTCGACTATGAGCACGTCGCGCAGGACATGGCGGCGCTGCTGGCCCCGCTGGACGTGCAGGCCGTCGCCTATGACCGCTGGCGCATCGACCTGCTGCGCAAGGAGCTGGAGCAGATCGAGGTACAGCTGCCGCTGGTCGAGTGGGGCCAGGGCTACAAGGACATGGCGCCCGCGCTCGACGCGCTGGAGGCCGAGATGCTCAACGAGCGGCTGGCGCACGGGATGCACCCCGTGCTGACGCTATGCGCCGCGAACGCCGTGGTCACGAAAGATCCCACGGGCGCGCGAAAACTGGACAAGTCCCGAGCTACCGGCCGCATCGACGGCATGCAGGCGCTCGCCATGGCCATCGGCGTGGCCACGCGCACGCAGGAGACGGGACCGAGTGTGTACGACGGAGGTGCCTTCACCTTCGTCTGATCGCCCTGGCCAGGGGGCCCGCGCAAGCGGATGTGCCTGGACGCGGATTACTCGGGCCGTGCCGCGTTTCGACAAAACCCCGAGAGCCAGCGGCGCGGGTGCCGGGACTTTTCGCCCGGCGAGACTTCCCGCGCGCGGCTGGCACCTTTTCGGCTCAGGCGGGCTGTTTCACCAACTGCGTAATCAGTTCCTGCCGAAAGGCGGCGATCGCGCGCGCGTAGTCTGGCGCGTAGTCAGCCTGAGCCAGCGGCGCGCTTGTGCCGAGCACCTGCTCTTGGTTCACCAGAATGTGGGCCAGGATCGCATCGGCCTTGCTGGTCGCTTGAATCTCGGTCATCAATCACTCCTTTTGGACACTTGTTGGACACCATCCACGAAAAAAGGACCTGCGCCTAAACGCAAGTCCTTGATTTCATTCGGTATTCCTGGTGGGTGATGCAGGGTTTGAACCTGCGACCCCTGCCGTGTGAAGGCAGTGCTCTACCGCTGAGCTAATCACCCGTTTCCCTGTGCGGGAAGCCCATGATTATGCCATAGGAGAAA